CTGCACCGGTCGTACCTTGAATGCCAGTCGTGCCTTGGATACCCGTAGGCCCCTGAAGACCTGTTTTGCCCTGAATGCCTGTATTGCCTTGAACACCGGTCGTTCCCTGAACACCCGTAGGCCCCTGAAGCCCTGTGGCCCCAGCAACACCAGTATTACCTTGAACCCCAGTCGTGCCCTGAACGCCAGTGGCGCCCTTGACCCCTGTCACGCCTTGAAGACCTGTCTGGCCATCGACGCCTGTTGTTCCCTGCACACCGGTACGGCCCTGGACACCAGTTTGGCCTTGTAATCCTGTCTGGCCCTGGACACCAGTTTGGCCTTGCAGCCCGGTGATACCTTGAACGCCTGTCTGACCTTGAACGCCAGTCGTGCCCTGGATGCCTGTCTGGCCCTGGGTACCCGTCGTGCCTTGCACGCCTGTATTACCCTGAACGCCGGTAGAGCCCTGGATGCCCTGAACGCCTGTCTGACCCTGAACGCCTGTCGTGCCCTGGATACCCTGAACGCCAGTGTTGCCTTGGATACCCTGAACGCCAGTCTGGCCCTGCTGACCCACACCGGTATTGCCTTGGATACCCGTAGTACCCTGAACGCCGGTCGTGCCCTGAACACCGGTATTACCCTGCGTGCCTGCACCAGTAGCACCCGCCACACCTGTCACACCTTGCGTGCCTTGCACACCAGTAGGCCCCTGAAGACCTGTGGCCCCAGCAACACCTGTCCGGCCCTGTGGCCCCGTGATGCCTTGAACGCCCATTCCAGTGACGCCGGCAGGGCCTGTCTGACCCTGAATACCGGTCTGACCCTCGATGCCTGTGGCGCCTGCAACACCTATAGGTACAAAACGAACAGTCAGTTTGGGACGATTGCCGATATCCGTGTTTTTCGACGAATAAATGGCATAATCCTGATTGGTCGTGGCGTCTGAGATAGCGATGAATCCATAGTTGGAGATCGTCCCGGACACCCAGCCCTGCACGACATTCACGCCCTCCGAGAACAGCTGAATAGTCTTGCTGCCAATAGATTGCGTGATCTGACCCATCACCGTCGAGTCGCGGTCACCGCCGGCAGTTGTCCAATTGTTCACGCCATCGTAAGTGTTCCATGTGGCCGCAGAGGCCGTCCAGTCGGTCGTGACCCGGTAGAGGGTCATCGTATCGGTACCGGTAGCCTGAGACTGCCAAACGCTCACAGAAGCATCATTTACCGTGATGGCCGGCGAAAGCGATGAGAGATCCCATTTGATGAGCGTACGCTTCGCAGCCGCCGGCGTGTCGAGAAAGTCCGCGGTATCAGTCGAATGATTGGTTGTGGGATTCAGAACCTCAATCCAGGTATCCTGCGCTGCCTGATTGCTGTAAATAGCAATGTAGCTGCCAGTTATGCCCTGCACACCCGTCGTGCCCTGCAGCCCTGTCTGACCCTGAATGCCCTGAATACCTGTCTGACCATCAACGCCAGTCAGGCCTTGAATGCCCTGCACCCCTGTGCGACCTTGTAGCCCTGTGGTACCCTGAGTGCCTTGAACACCCGTCGTGCCCTGTACGCCTGTGGCGCCAATAGGGCCGCCAAGGGGGCCTGTCGTGCCCTGGATACCGGTAGATCCTCTAATGCCTGTCACGCCCTGGATGCCGGCACCGGTAGCGCCTTGAATGCCTGTGATGCCTTGACTACCCTGCAGTCCTGTCTGACCCTGAGGGCCTCGAGCAGCCCATTGAACTTGTAGCCTTGGGCGTAGAGACGCGGTAGCGTTATCGCCTGAGGCTGTTTCGTAGAAAATGTTGCTTCCACCGAAATATGGCGATGTCTGCGTGAACGTAAACCCGTAATTGGGGACAGTACCAGAGACCCACTTCTGAACAAGAGATCGAATGTCCCAAGTCCTGGTCGTGGCATCGCTCGACGTGTTATGAATTGTCGCGTAAACAGTCGAATCGGTAAAATCGGCCGAAGAGAAATGCGATGATGCCCAGCCTGTGTTGGTCGGCGACGCGAACGACTTCGTCCAGGTAGCCTGGCTATGCGTGGCAGGATCTTCGGTAATGCCCTCATTCGTGGCATCCACACCCCAGTTCGTTGTCAACCGACGTATGTTCACGTCTTGGTTCTGTGAACCTGCAGCCTGCGTGACGGCATTTGTTGTCAGCACAGCAGAGATGATCGTCGAATCGAAAGGTATGAACGATAAATCATAAGCCATCAGCCCATAAGACAGCTGCCCTGAAGGGGGAAACGGCCCTGTTTCTCCAGAATCGCAGTAGCTTTCCATGGTGGACTCGCCACCATGCGCATCATTGCCTGATCCCGGTTCCCAGACATACGTGTCCTTGGATGTCCCGACTGCCCCGGCAATGCCCTTCCCGAATGCAACATTGTTCAAAGACAATCCGGTTTGACCCTGAAGCCCTGTCACACCCTGCACACCAGTCTGACCACCGCCCTGAATACCGGTTGTGCCTTGGATACCTGTAGGCCCCTGAAGACCTGTATCCCCCTGTGCAGTCGGGATGTAATTGAAACTGAGCTTAGGGACTATGCCGCTGCTGTCTTGGAAAGACTTGAACTGGAAACTGACAGTGCCAGTACCAGAGTCCTGACCGATCGCAACACCGTTCCAACCATGCTTCACCGCACTGCTTAACTGCTGGCATCCGTAGGCATTAAGAGGGAATGACCAGGTATGTCCTGTCTGATCCCCTGGGACAAACGTGGCGATTGCCGTGGTGTCGTAGTCACCTACGCCAAACCCACCGGGAGATGCCCATGCGTTTGTGCCATCATACTTATTCCATGTAGCACCTGTCTCAGTGAAGGGCTTTTTCAGCAAGTAGGCGCTGAACGTGGCATCGTTCGTGATGATATTGTATGGGGACGTGGGCCAGAGATTGATGCCTGAATGATCGGTAAAGGTCATCGTGGCATCGAGAACAAACGGGTAAACAGCCCCCACCGACGGCAGATCCCATTTGACCCATGTGTTTCTATTCTGAACACCCACGCTGTCGATTACCCAGAGCTCATCCAAAAGTCCGTAATTGGTGTTCGAAGCCGCGCCAATAACGCCGTAGGTATCTATGCCCGTGGTTGAATCAAAATGATTGGTCACGAACACGCCAGTAATGCCCTGCAGCCCTGTGTTGCCCTGAGCACCTTGAATTCCAGTCACACCTTGAGGCCCACCAAAAGGCCCTGTCACACCCTGCATTCCAGTCGTGCCAAGCCCAGTCTGGCCCTGAACACCGGTCTGACCCTCAATGCCCTGCACGCCAGTAGCACCCGCCACACCCGTCATGCCCTGCACGCCAGTCCCGCCCTGAACACCGGTATTACCTTGAGGCCCTGTGAAGCCCTGGTTACCCTGCACGCCCTGAGGGCCCTGGATACCAGTCTGACCAATCGTGCCCTGCACACCAGTAGGCCCCTGAAGCCCTGTGGCCCCGGCAACGCCCGTTGAGCCTGCAACGCCTGTGTTGCCCTGGTTCCCCTGAATACCCTGCACACCGGTAGGCCCTTGAAGCCCTGTAGGGCCACCTGATGCCCCGGTCATGCCTTGGATACCAGTATCACCTTGAACGCCTGTGAGGCCCTGTACGCCTTGGACACCGGTAGACCCGTCAACACCAGTCTCACCGGCTACCCCGGTGTTTCCCTGCACGCCTGTAGCGCCCTGGATGCCCTGGACGCCTGTCTGGCCATCCACACCTGTGGCACCCTGCACGCCTGTAGCGCCCTGGATGCCTTGGACGCCGGTTTCACCCTGAACGCCTGTGGCGCCAGAATAGACCGAATTCAGGCCTGTGATGCCTTGGAATCCTGTTGCCCCGGTGAAATCGATCTGATTTTTGATGTGAACGATCAGTTTGGGCGCGGCCTGAGTATCAGATGCCAAATCCGAGGCATTTACCGCGAATTCGACCGAATAGTACTGGTCATGAGCCAACCACGGGATATCCGTGGGGTCAAAGCGCCAATTGATGACGAATGTCCCAGTCGACTGCTGGAAATACGTGAAATAGAGGATATGCGGGTAGAGATTGTAGAGCTCAGGCTGCAGCCGTGTCCACCGGTCATCCGCGGTCGTGGGCGACCCAAGCATGTACGATGCAGCACGCAGGTTCGAAATGCCTGCCAAGGGAAGATCGACTTCGATCGATCCCCAGGCCATGCTGTCCTGAGAAATGTCTATGATCGGCAGCTTGGCGCCATCAGGCCACACCTGACCGAACAACGTGAAATGAACTGGATTTATTTCTGACATAATCTCTATCCTCGTATTAGCAAAGTATTACCTGCGTTTGCGAGTCTCTGCGGCCTGGGCCTCTTGCACAGCGATGTCGATCAGAACTGCTTGCTGTTCGGGGACGGTCTTCCAATCATACTCGGCGATCATGTCGATCACTGCATCCCCGACCCGCTGCCCGTTTTCCAACCGCATCCGGATCATATTGCGAAATTCTGCTTCTCTTTTCTCTGTCATCTCTTTCCCCCTGTCTTAAGGGCACAGGCCGTACGCCTGAAGCAATGCCACGATGTCAGCGAACGTCGCCGCCGGCGTAGGCTGCTGTGCCACCGGTGTCGCCCCGAAAAAGCCTACCAAAGGCTGTGACCCGTCCGTAGCGAATGTCACGGCGGCCTGAGCGCTATATTGCGGCATAATCGAAATGCCATTTGACGTGAACGATATCTGTTGCAGGCGGCTGTCCTGAATGTAGATGTCACCCGAGCCACCATTGTTACCATCCGTGAAAAGGGCCAAAAACCCTGAATCTGCCACGATTTCCATGCCACCAGCGGCGAACACCATCATGCTGTCCGCTACAGGCGAGGCTGACGTGGACACGGTCGAGAAGTTACCAATGCCGGTCACCAGCGTGTCCCCCACGAACCCGGTGTCGACAATCTGCGTCCTGGCAGTCTGTGCCCCGTCGGCCGTCTGAATTGTAGGCGCCGGATCGGCCGGATTCAAGGCTGCAATGCCCACAACGCTGGCATTGATGGCCACGTTCGATGACCCACAGCTCACCGCGGTGATCGTGTTCGAAGAGTTGACCAATCCCGCATGGACATGCTGGGCGCCGACCAGGGTGTCAGTAAGGTTGGGCAGCTTGCCTATGATGTCCTTCAAGGCCTGTGTCTCTGTAGGACCCCAATTGGCATCGCCAGTGTCGTTTAGAGTGTAACCGTTATAGTTCTCAGACATGATAAATCCCTTATGCTGAAGGTGTTACAGAGATGATACCTGGTTGAATGACCTGGTAGTACTGTGGTACCACGTCCGATGTGGGTGTGGTAACCACGGCATTGACTGCCCCGTCCTGAATGCAAATAGATTCGAGCTTGGACGTGTAGAGCGTGTCCCCAGGGAGCATGCTCGACATGAACGACGCGATATCGTTCTGCATGGTCTGGATATCGCTGGTGACCGGTGATACCGTCACTGACACGTTCTGAACCAAAAGGGCCACAGCCTGAATGACGGTCGATGCCGCGGTCACAGGACGCCTGGCATCAACGTACATCTGTAAGCCTGTCACCAGGTTCGTCATTGCCCCGGTGCCCAGTATGGATAGATCATTAGGCTTGATGACGAGGTAGACCTGCCCTGCCGGCACTGCCGGAGGCGTGATGACCGTGCAGTACTGCACGAAATAGGTCGTGGTCGACTGGGGCACGATCGTGTGCAGGCCTGATCCACCGTTTGTGAGGGTCACCGGTGAGATGAACCCAGTATCCCACACTTGGATCAGGGATGGATCGGCATACGCCTGATAAACCCCGTAGGACGTGTTCAATGACAACCCACCCGGCAGAGTACCTGTCGTCGTGAATTGAACAATGACACCATCCATGTTGTAGTTCTGGCCTACAGTGATCGTGTCGGCGCCAACATTAACCGCCCCGGGCAAAAAATTCTCATTATGATAAGCGGTCTGGGCCGGCATTTGTAATGCCCAGTTCTGGTAGTCCGTCTTGGTGCCGCCGGCTGGCGGGGACTTCAGGGCCGTGATCATGGCATTGGCGTAGTCATTGTCGTTTTCGCCGGCCTGACGTGTGATGCCCAGGATGCTGCCCCAATGATTAATTGAATCTGTCGAACCTGTATCAGGGAAGGGTTGCTGGGCCAGGTAGTCCTGGTACTTGTACACGCCCCACAGGGCGCTCGCCAGCACGCTGCATTTGATGTATACAGGGCTGCCGATGCTCGTGTCAGGGCTGGGCGACAGGTTGCTGTAATCAGTCAGCATGGCCTGAAGCAAATCATCGTAGCTTCTAAGATAGGGATTCGACATGTTAAACCACCGCGTAAAATTGTTGGTACTTAATTATTAACCCATTGGGTTGCGTGGCCTGAACCTTGATATTCATCCTGCCTGGCGTCCGAGGGTCGGAGTCCTTTTCAACAGCAACATCGATCGCCGTGGCACGTCCGACCTGGATGAGCCATTGGAGGGCATCTTGGACATATTGCTTGGCCAGCAATAGATCTGAGGTGCCCAGCTTTTTGATCGTGCCCAGCTTATGTCCGAACGAGGGCTGCTGCCACCAACGCCCATACTCGATGTTCAGGCTGAACCAGATGTTCGTCCTGATATCGGTGTTGGCGTTGAAAGTCATGGCGCCAAGTCCATTTACGAGTAGCACTTGAAAGTCCATATTATTCGGCCTCTACAACGCTTGTGAATGCATTCGGATACAACGTTGAGTTTACCGGCGATACCATGCCTGCACTGTATTGCAACGGCGCCAGCGTCATGCCATGCGGCACATCCAGGGCATGGGTGTGGTTGGCGAGCAGATCGGCGAACGATTCCATGCAAAGTTTCTTGAGTTGGTCGTTCGGATCTGCCCCCAGTTTGATAGACGGCGCCGTGATGCCGGCGTTGTTCTGTGTGATCGTTATCTGGTTGTTGCCCGCAATGATCTGAATAGACCCATTAGCTGTGTGGATATCGATCAGCCCTTTATCGCCACCCTCGACATTGTCATTGCTGTGTAGTGCAATCACGACCTCAGATCCATCAGCACCATCGGCATAAACAGCTACCTGTCCCTCTTTCAGGGCCACAGGATAAAGATTACCATCATTCTCTGCCACGGACACACTGTTGTTCCCGTACTGAACTGTGACCAGATCAGCGCCTTGTTTAGGCTGAGACCTGAACCCATAATGCTGAAAAATCTTGCCGGACACGATCTCGTTGCCTCGGCCGTATGCCGTGAACGTGCGGTAGGCAGCATTGCCGGCCGCGACCAGATTGATCAGAGAAGCTTTAATGATGTCGATTATCATATTCCCGTTACCTGCATGTCATGACGGACATTTCGAATAATTGAATTGTCGATCTTGCCAGGCCTGCACAAGTCAAGCACAGTCGTTATGCCGCCCGAATTGCTGCCACGATACTCAACCCCATAGGTCAAGAACTCTGAGAACACCACGCCCGGGATGAAGTCATCCTCAACAATGGCCAGATGATTGATGAAATAGGGCTGAGAGTTAGGATCTGGGCTGTGCCCTTCAACTGTATACTTCAATGTATACAAACGTCTGTTCTGCTGCAGAAATTCTGTGTCAAGAAGCTGCTGCTTGGTGTTCTTCCACACATTATCATCCACGGCATTGACCCCAGCCACCTTGAACTTTGTCAAGCCCTGGTAGCCCTTATCAGGAGACCCGGACTCTATCGCCTCGGCCACGAGCACACTTCGGACTGTCTGGAAAGTGCCATTCACCACCGTAGGAGCCTGATCATATTCGGACTCGGATTGGCCGACGAGCCTGATCCATTTATGGTAGTCGGTCGCGTCCTGGGTAAACTCGCACGAGATCACGTTATTCTGCCCAGATTTGTTGGGCAGGCCTGTAGTAGGCTCAGTCCCGGGGACAAGATTTTGAATGAAATAGTTTCCACTCTTTAACACAGAGTCCTGTACCGGACTGCCATCAACGCCATAGGAGACCAATTCGTCATCAGGCCCTGTGACCTTGTGAAACACGATGACCTGCTGGTCGTCAGTGTTTACCGGCTTTGCATACATGAAAATGCCGACAGGATTCACCAGGGTCGAGATGAAATCGAACAGGGTCTGCCCGTGAGTTGATCGAACCTTTTTCACTGTGGCCAGTTTCTTAGAGGCATCTATTGCCGTAGATGTCCACTCAAACTTCAGTTCTGGCAGGCTCAGCAGCTCTATGCCATCGTGGTTGGGAAACACGGCCTTAGAACCTTCCCACACGTCCTGCACAACATCAGCAAGCACACCGCTGACTGTCTTTTTGTTGAGCGGATAGAACTGACCATCGGGGCCAGTAGTCTGAAGCCCTGCCGTGGTGGTCTGGTAGAACTTGGGCGTCAGAACGAAATTGTCATGCAAGACCTGCATGGCATCTCGACCATACAGCTTCAGCACGCGGCTGCCCTTGCTGTAGGAGATAGACACGCGATCGATCCACCCGGACATCATGGTAAACCCATTGATCTGAAATTCGAACGTGATAGGCGACACAGCCACGTTGACCTGCACCGACCATTCGATTTCCATTTCAATTGTGCCGGCGCCCGAGAAAATATCGCGCTTACACGAATAGCTTCTCAGCTTCTCTTGAGGGACTTGATCCCTTGAGAATGACGAGCCCAAGAAAATGGTTACTACATCACGGCTGCTGGGCATAAACCTGTACCGTCCCCGACGCGAATGTCGGATTCAAAATCGATGGGTTGATTTTCAGCAAACGATCTACTGTATTGTACGTCAGTCCGAACTTGGCACATATGATATGCAATGGCATTGATGGCGAAATGGACACAGGCATCTGCACCTGTTTCTTAAGCTTTGCCTGCCCCACGTAGCTTATCAAGGCCTCAGCCATGGCCTTCAGTGTCGGCTGATCCCGGTCAAGGTCTATGGCGCCCTGGATGTACTGCCTGACCGAATAGGCTATGCCCTCGATGTCCTGCACGGTCATGGGAGGCGTAGCAACAGATGCCGTGACCCTACGACCGTTCAGATCGAACGACTGGTTCTGCTCGAGCGACTTCCATTGGGCGTCAGCCTGGTCATCCGCCTTGAATAGCACAGTGGCTTGTTTGCCCAAAGTGCCGGACCATATCGATGTCATGCGAGATTTGAAGAAATCGGCATGTTTGCCTGTGACCGAGTCTTTCAGGGCATTCATATTGTAAATGGCTGAATTGATGAAATTCACCGGCAAATTGCTGAGATTCGACAGGCTGCCCATGATACGATCGGAGCAGTTGACAATAGACCCTACGATGCGTGAGGGGACATCGCCCACATAGCTTACTGCCGAGTTCAAAGTTGATGAGATTGTGTTCACATCTGCCAGGGTAGTGTCCAGGACACCAATGACCGTATCTGCCTCTTTGAGAAAGCCTCGCACGGCCGAGGACACGCCTTGGATTTGAGAGGTCAGGGACTTCTCAGCAGAGACAACCTTCCCCAGCACCGATGACAGGCCTGAGGATGTGAGTAGCCCGGGTATCGCAGTGGAGATGTTGCTGTTGACGCCGACCAGGGCCTGCTGTGCCGCGACCTGAAGAAAACCTGTCGTGGAAAGCTGGGCCTTCTGGTTCTGTAAGCCCTGTTGGATGAACGTGATATCGATCGCCACGTAGTTCTGGGTATCGTCATGGATCAGCGTGGTCGACTCGATCATGCCCTGCATCGTGCCATACTTGGGGTGTATAAGCACGTGGGTCTTGGATGTGTCGTTCAGACCATTGAGAAAACTGAGGTGATTGCTGTAATTGGCGGTGAATCCGCCGACATCAGAACCGAAGAAGAAGCATCTGAACTTGATCTCACGAGCGTGCAGGCCCATGTTCTGCAGGATGGCGCCATCTTCATTGATGAACTCTTGGCGAGCAATGCTCTGCCCAATCGTATCGCTGATGTCCAGGATACGAAGCTCGTAGTTGTCAAGTTTGGCGTCGAAAAGTTTTGCCATGGTTATCTATCCGATACAGCCATCTGGTTAGGTATGTCGTACTTGAACTTTGCCTTGAAAATATTCTCACCGCTGACATTGAGATTGGCAGTGAGACTTATAGGCATTTTACCCTCGCTGCCAGTGAACATTGAATTCGCCAAGGCCTGCGCCTGGTCTGAAGAGGCATTGGGATCGACGCCCATTCCCAGCAATGAGTTGCGACGATCGAGATTTTCATTGGATGGCGTGAACGATGAGGGGGCGCCCTGTCCTGCAGCCTTGCCTGCCTTCGTCCTTCTAAATGCTATGCCCTCTTTCGTGGCTTTGTCGACATCATCGGTCAACTGCTGTACTTGAGCCTGAGTATGCAGCACTTCCATCCAGCCTATAAGGTTACCCAAATTCTCGGCAGCCCTGCCAACAATAGTCCCCAGGGTACCGAACGCACCGGCCAAAGCCTTGATGGACTCAGGATCTACCTTGGACAGAGAATCAGCAACTTGCTGCAAGACAGGAGCCAATGCCGAATCCGCCAGTGTCAGAAAAACTTTATTCAATCGGTTCATTGACCCTTCGAATCCCTTAGACTTCTCATCTGCCTGACCAAGGACATCCTCAGCAGTGCCGCCGGCAGATGCCATGGCGTCCTGCCATTCTTTGGTCTGATTGATGAGACGCTCGAGTCCGGCTATACCCTGTTTACCAAAAAGCTGACCAATACCAACTATACTGGCTCCGTGTGCCTGAGCCTTCGCCAGAATCGTGCCCAGCGTGTCCTTTGACACATCTGCTCCTATGGAGGTCATCATTCTACTTACCAGAGGATTTGTCTTCATTTTTATCATGGCCTTGGCCAATGCCTGCGGTGAGCCCGTAAACATAGCCGTGGTCATGAAATCCTGAATCTGCTTCGTAGATGCGTTAGGACCGTAGGCGAGCCGAGCAGCTGCAAGCATCTGTTTTGCATTAGGCAATATTTCGGCAAATGACATTTTTGAGAACTTGCCCTGAGAGAACTTCAGCATGGTGGCAGTCATGGCCTTGAACTGCTCGTCAGTCATCTTGCTGTCGAGCATCAGATCGCCCAACGCCTTGCCGAGATCAGCCCCAGAAGCACCGGATGCCTCTTGAAGTGCTGTGATATACTTGAGATTACGCAGGTAGAAATCTGAGTTCTTGTTCACGTCGAGAAAGGACTTGGACAGCTGCATCATCTCTTCAGTGCTGGCACCGCTGGATACATCGAGCAGACCTTCTTTGAGCTGCATCATCTTTGACGCAGAAAGTCCAGCGTTGATCCCGACACGCCTGATCCCATCCTCGAATTTGCCCACCATCTCGACAGTTTTAAATGCCAAGAAGCCGGCCGCGGCCTCCTTCATCATCTTCCAGGATTCATTCACGGCCTTGGTAGACTTGTTGACCTCGGTGAGCTTGCCCTGCACCTGATTCAATGCACGAATGGCAGACGAAGGATCGCCCTTAAATGAAAGAACCATGTCGCGCTCAATAGCCATTGCATTAACCTTTCGGTCTCACACGATATGTTGTCGAACCAGAGGGATTGGACTTGCGATCAGCCGCTACGCTGGCTATGCCTGCTTCGATGCTCGCGATGACGAGCCACTGGCCTTCGGTAAGGTCACAGGCTGGCTTGCCATAATAGCTAAGAGCCGCTTGGCTGTGCTGATACTTGAAATGTTCCCAAGTGTCTGACTGGGATTTTTTTTTAAATCGGACAGGATTCGATCGAACTCTTCATCCGATAGATTGTCCGGAGATGGTGAAATGTCCTTCTCAAACGCCACGTATTCATCCAACAGTATACGCTTCTCGTCAGCTGAGAGCGCCTTACGAAACTCTGTTACGGATGCACATATGGGTTCGTCGGGGGCGGCAGGGTCCCGAAGAGACCGGTACAGCATCTGAGTGGCCTGCTCAGATTCATATTCATTCGCTGTGACCATGTTCAGCTCAACCTTGGCAGTCTTAAACAGCTGCTCGGTTGCGAACGTGGCCTCCTGCCGCTGCTGCTGCGACAGAATCTTCAACAGCACGTGCTCGGCGCTACCTGGCCAGGTGACCAGCTTGGTAGCGCTCGAGCCGAGCTTAAGTCTTAACAGAAGATCTGACATTAGTTCGCCCCGGTATTCCCGTCCTTGGTCGCTGCCATGAACGTGATCTCCTTGAGCATTTCGGTTTCACCGTCGATTTTCCCGTCACCGACTTCAAGGCAGCTCACGCCACCGAAATCATGACGTTCCCCTGAGTCGTACTCGACCGACAGGGTACCGTTCTCAACGCCCAAGAAATCAAAGGGTGTGACCGAGCGCGGGTAGACATACTCTACCGTCAACTGATAGCGCTTGGTGAGCTCGGCAACGCCCGTTGAATACATCAGGTTGACCGGCTTGCGAGCGATCACGGCCTTCTCAGTAACTGAGCGAAACTCAGCAACAGAGGTACCGTTGACCTCAAGAAACGTTCTGGTTACAAAAAGTTCTGCCATATGAATTCGCTCCTTTGTTTATCCGAGAATAAGGTCGACAACGCCCGCAATGACATGCAATCCCTGGACGACATTCGCAGGCACCTTGACATCGATCTGCCCTTGGGTCTGCGTGTCGATCTCAGCGATCACACCCGCCTTGTATTGAGCAACGTTCTGAACGATCTCAAGCTGCTCAAGAAGGTAGAGCACGTCCAGAACCTGTGAGACCACACGCGCCGGCGTCTTGGTCGAGAGCTTCGCCCGAATGAAACGCAATGCCAGACGTGTCCGGATCTGGGCACGCACGTAGTCAAGTGTTCTGACTGTCGTGATGTCCAGCAAGGTCGGATCAGGGATCGAGGCTGTGGTTGTGTAGGTGCTGATCGCACGTACGATCGTGACTTCATTGCCCGGGACGACCTCAAGCGGCGTCACGCCATTGTTCAGAGCATCTTCACTCTGCGTCCTGGTCATACGATCCACCACTGAAGGCGGCGCAATCGTTGCCAAAGCAAGGCCATCGAAGGGCACAACAGGATCGCTGTTGTATGAAAGCATCGCTGCATATTCTGCACCAACCTTCCAGGGCTCGGACTTGGCCTGGTTGTTACCACCGTTGGCGTATGTGATCCATGCAATCGATCCGCGCCCATCATTCATGGTCGTGCCGGCCAGAGTCTTGATGTTCGAGTAGGTGTCGACCTCTTCGGTCGCACCGGCTGCCCAAACCGCAGGACGCTGCTCCATTGCACCTGACGCAAAGGCCACCATGGACTTGATCTTGCCCAGGTTGCTTGCATCCGGTAGAGTCGAGCAGAAAATCGTGTATCCGCCTGCAACCACGGCCGCCAAGACTGTTCCCGCGGATGAGTAGACACCCACGTCAGGATCGGAGGCGCCACCAGTCAGCTGGGTCAGGGTCACGCCTGTACCGGTCACGGTATTCAGGGCATAGGACAGAGTCGACTGGTTGCCCAGTGTACCCTTGTGCCGAGCCGTCAGGTTGATCGCATTGGACACAACCGCGTATGTGACAGGGAGAAGGTTGGATACCGCTGAAAGGGCTGTACCGAGGTTTGTGGCCACGGTCGTGTTGGCATCGCCGACAGATACGCCGACAGATACGCCGACATCGCCGATCCAGATCTGCAGGGATCCAGCCGCAGTGGCCGTGCCAGTGATGGCAAAGCTACCGGCAGCCTGGGTGCCCCCACCTGCATCGTCAATGGCGCATACGGTAAGGCTGATGTTGGGATTGGATTCGAACATGGCCTTGGTGGCCAGATGGGCTACAGAGCCGGTACCGAAGTACAAGGCACTGTCGGCATCACTGAAGACCACGGTAGGTGTTTTGGAGGCCACGCTGCCAGTGCTCAACTTCTGAGCAAGCAGGCAGATCTTGTCCTGTGGGGCGGTGAGGCCCTGTAGGGCATTGTTAGTGTTCTCTTCGAAATAGACACCCGGTTTACGGATGTTGGAAGGGATGCTGAAAAAACTGATATTCGGGGAACTCATGTCTTTACTCCTTTACGCAGATTTTCTTCAGTCGCGAGAAGCTGAAGATTGGTGTAGTGAAAACACAGTCTTCTGTGATATGAGCATTGCAAATTGAACTTGCATGCGGCAGTGATGTGATCAACCTGATACTCATCATTTTCATACTTCTCCCACGTGAATCCCTGTGGAGCTCTCTGTTCTAAGTATTGTTTCAATTGTTCTATCGAGAGCCCTATGATCCCAAGACTGTCAGAACTAAACCGTCTCACTACTCCCGTCAGTGCACGTCGAATTTTGTGCCTGTGATTGTTTATTATCTGAATCTGAGGATTTTGCCGCCTTATCCTACAGTTTTCACGCCTTTTTTCAGTCTTCGAATACACCCTATCATATTCGCGCCGCCATTCGAGGTATTTTTCACGATTCTTGGACTTGTACCTCTTGTGCGACTCATAATAATCCGAACTGTATCCTTTGTACATGTGCACCTCTCACGACAAGGTTGCTCACGGTTTCGTAAAGGGGACGGCGTCCGTGAAAACGCCTCTTCGGGAGCTACCCTATCCCCTCATCTACTTCTTTGTCTTCTCCTTCTCAACGGCCTTCATAGGCTCTGGAGGTATATCGGACTTTGTTTCTTTCGGTTGTTCAGGTTGGCTGATCGGTCGCCCATTGATCCTTATCTCGACACTATGGGTTCTCATTTATGATATCCTCGGCATCGCTCGGATCTACGTCCGGATCATGTTCTGGCTCGAGCCAGTAATTCGCCACGATAGTCTTCAACGTGCCCAGGTCTTGCCCATCCGGATTCGCCATGTCGACATCCCAACTCGACCAGAACCTCATCTCGTACAACTGATACCCGGCCTTAGCAAACATGGCCGTGGTGATGTTACGAAAACTGTCGGGGATGAGTGGATTCTCGAGTTCAGGCAGCAACCGCTGCAGGGTCAAGAATTCGCTGATCGCTTCCAGTAAATCGTAGACAGCCTTCTTTCGTGCAAACTCTCCGGTAGGACCACCCTTGACATTGTTGATCACAACAATCAGGCTGATCATCACCTTGCACTTATATGTATACAACGAGATCTTGGAAAAGTTCGCGTTGTTGATTGTCACATTAACAGCAGGCCTGGTCAGGTTTATCGTGCCATCAATCAGATCTTTGGCACCGATTTCTCTTACGTCAAGACCATTGGCCTTCAAACTTTCAAGGATCGCAGTATGCAGATCAGACATCGTTGTTGATGGCATACTTACATTGCCGTCCCGGGCCTGGCCGTGCCTGGAATAGCCCTGATCAAATAGTCCTGGAAATTGTTCGTGGCCAGATTCACGGGTGTCACTTCACCCTGCTTATGATTCGAAACGAACCATGTCGGGTTCTGCGTTTCAGGGAACGGACTGATCCGACCCTTTTGGATATCCCTCAGCACCATCATGCCGTGCTGGTAATCGTC